GTCGAACCAGGCTGTACCGTTAGCACCGTCAGCGCGCAGGAGTTGACCAGCAGCGATGCCGGTAGCGTCTAGGTCGTCGGCTTCCTTGGTACCCAGGTTGGCGAGGTCGCTGACAGCGAACTCTGCTTGCCACTCGGTACTGTAATCTTCCCAGGTCACCCCACCAGCGCCGTCGCTGACCAGGATCTGGTCTATCGGCTCGCCGGTGGAGAGTAGGTCGTCCCCCTCGCCGCTGAAGCCCGCTCCCGGAGATTGCCACGAGGCGGAACCGGCGCCGTCCGTGGTAAGGACGAGACCAATTAGCTCGCCGGTTGACTTGACGTTCACCCCCTCAACGAACTCCCAGCTTGCTCCGCCTGCGCCGTCCGCGGTCAGGACCTCAAACTGCTGCTCTCCGACCGAGGTGACGGCTGTGCCGGCTACGCTGCCGCCGCCGGGGGCGCAGTCGTGGCTGTTGACGAGGTCTGACATCTAAGCGTGCTCGCAGGTAAGGAGATTGATCAAGGGCAAGAGCAGAAGTGACCAGCGACAACTTGAAGGTCGCGCGTACCTGCATAGGTCTGGCAGGCCGGGACCATCTGGAGGTCGCGGCTCACCGGTTACCTCGACCGCTAGGGCGGTTCTTGTTGCGCTGGTTAGTAGCGGAGCGGTTCTTGCTCTCACCCGCCCTACCGCCAGCCGCGGTAGGCGTAGGGGTAGGGATACCGAGGTTGTGTTGACGACGGCGCTCGCTAGCAGCGCCACCGTCCATGGGACGCGATCGAATTTGAGACATGATCAGTTCAAGGTTTTGAGAAGGATTTCCAAACATCCGGGTGATCCACGGCAAAGGCGCCCAGCCCGTTCTCTAAAGCTAGAACTTGCCGCTCGCTTAGGGGGCTACCTCCTAGGTCAGACACGGCGTGCAGTAGCTCATGCAGCAGCACCAGGCTCCGCTCTCGGCGGCACAGGCCAGGTGCTACCCTGATCTCGTAGCCAGCGTCCGTGTGAGCGAACTCCCCGACCAGCTCCCGGTTCTTGCCGGTGTTGGCCGAGGGCTCCTTCAGGCGAACCTTGATCAACCGGGAGCCGACGCGCAGGAGCAGGGGGAAGCGCATGTGCACCTTTACGGAATCTTTACACGGGGTAAATGTTGGGTTCGCGGCGGTGCCGCTCACGGTCCCCCGCTAGCTTGGAACTAGGGTGCCGAAGTGCCCGCCCTAGTAGTGACCTCGGCTCGGGGCGGGGGGGCGGCTAGGACGCGACCGAGAGGGCTACTTGGTAGCCTTAGGTAGCCTTGTCTAGCTGTAGGTGATGTTCTTCAGTAGCACTAGGTAGCCTTAGGTAACCAAGGTAGCTACTAGATTGCTAGATAAAGACTAGTAAAGACTGAGCGGGAGTAACTAAGGTTGCAATTAGTAGGGGGCCCCTTCATGGACGGGTGACGAGGTAGGGGGCAGCAGGTCCCCGACAAGGCCGGCGAGCTGTTGAGCTCAGTGGTTGGGGGCCTGTCGGGGTGCTGCTTCATGGACAGGCCACCAAGCCGGTTAGTTTAGGTATGGACAAAATTTCCCTAAATTAGCTATAACTCGCTAGGATGCACGCGGACAGGGGGGGTCGGTAGGGGAGTACAGGCCCCCCTCCGCTGCGTTGATCCTAGCGTAGGTACCCCCCTCTGGCGGGGTCGCCAATGGGGTCAAAAAGGCTGTTTTAGGAGCGACCCTTGACACCTCGGGTTGACCCGAGTATTTTGGAGTGATGTTACCGCCTGAACCTGAAGACCCCAAGCTACCGCCGCCGGGCATCCCCCTGGTTGGTCAATTCTTCCTAGGCTGGGATGAGCATGCCGTCGTCGTCTACCGAGCGCCTAAGAAGGGCCGACCGATCCCGGTGGCCTACTTCGTTGAGCTCGACAACGCCCTGGCTTGGGTGCTGAAAAAAGTGACCCTACGCCAGCGCCGGTCCAAGGCGGGCGGCTCACTCGCCGCCTTGGTAAAGGCTCATCGCCGGGCGGTCGCTAACCTGGAGGGCTTCAAGGTCCGCTACGAGGCGGCCGCCAAGGTGCTGACCAAGATGGCCCTTGACAACCCCAGGAAGCTGGCCAAGATGGACCTTGACAACCCCAGGAAGCTTGAGTAAGCTTACGCTATGACCATCTATCTGTCCTCTCCGTCCCCCCTGGCCTCCCAGACCGTCCTGACCAAGAACTTCCAGGTCAAGGGAGCCTCAGATGGGCAAGCCTTCCAGAACACGACCTTCTCGTCGTCCTACACGATGGTCTTCCAGACGATGCCGGCCGGAGTTGGTCACACGAACCTGACCTTCAAGGACTGCTTCATCAACGGCAACACCCACCCCGGAAACAAGTGGGGCGCCCACTGCATCGGCATCATGTCTGGTCGCGCCGACCGGGTTTACGCCACGGCTCACAACGAGCACGCCTTCTACTGGGAGATACCCGGCGGCTACGAGTTCGTCGACTGCACGTCCGAGGCCGGCTCGCAGGGATGGCAGATTGAGGACCGCGAGTTCACGTCCAGCGGCGCCAATATGTGGCCGACGGGCTACGACCGCAGCCAGATGAAGGACGTCACCTGGCGCCGCTGCTGGGCCCGCGAGTGTGGGCAGCCATACGGGGACCGGCCGTCCTATGCCTTCGCTTTGTATCGGGAGGCGGGTCACTACTTGCTGGAGAACTGCCAGGTGACCCGCGGACTGGACAACGGGATGAGCTCGGACCAACACATGCGGGCCTTACTCATGCGGGGTAAGGCGCCGACCTTGGAGATTCACGGCGGAGTCTTCGACTATGCGGAGCCCGACCGGGCCCTGGTTTACCTGATGAGCGGGGCTGGGGCTTTGATCACGCGGGCACACTTCCCCCGCGGGGTGATCGAGATTGGCAAGGACATGAAGAACGTGGTCATCAAGGGCTGCACCGGGGGGGCTGTGATTCGCACCCCGGACGGTAAGAGCCGGCCGGTCACCCAAGGCATCGAGTACTGATTTATGTCGTCGAACGACATATTATGTCATTCGACTAAGGAGCCTACTATGTCATCGAACCGCCTACGTTCCCTACTCGTCTGGCTGCTCCTGTGCGTGGCCTCGTGGGTCATCGTGATCGTGGGCGTCGACGCGGTGGTCTACGGCATCGTAGAGCTGGTTCAGCGCCTATCGGCGCCGGCCCGGCTTGACTCGCTTCCGGCTGGGTCCCGGACGTCGTTTCCCGACCACCGCTTCCAGGGTGTTCGGTTTCCCCTCCTTGCCGCCGAAGACAGCCTTGGCCAACCAAGCTCGGGCCTCGCGCTCGTACCGCCTGGCCTTCCCCTGGACTGCGGCCTTGACCTCGTCCTGCCGCATGCGTTCACTGAACCAACCTACCGCGCCGGCGACGGCCTCGATCCGGTCGTCGTGTGCCAACGCCCCGCGCTCGCGGGTGAGGCGGGTCATCTGGTAGAACAGTTGGTACAGGTGCCCCTTGTCCCCCCTGGCCGGGTCGTACTTCTGGTCCCTGAGGATAAGACCCCTGTCTACCACGAGCCGGTGCTGGTTCATGACGGGCTCCAGCACGTCGATGATCCGGAGCTCCTTCTGCCCGACGCTGTGTATCCCTTCGACGGTGCAGGGGTATATCGCCATCATCACCGGCCGCAGTAGCTCCTCGAACATCCCGTCCCCGAAGTTAGTCTCTACCAGCACCCGGTTAGCCTTATGGACCTTAGCCGTCTCCGCGATGCGCTTCAGCGCGTCACCCTGATAGCCCCCGGAGAAACCTTGGCAGTCGGACAGGTACAAGCGACCGTGGAGGTGCTTGACGACAGCAAAGGCCAGCTCATCCTGGCCGCGCCCCGCGGGGTCGACGTAGAGGACCGACTCCTGGTAGGGGCTGCGCTCCGCCGAGATGGCTGCCGGCCGATGGTAACGGTCTCCTTCCAGGCCGGTGAGGGGCAGGTCACGGATTTCGAGGTCTGGTCCTCCGCCCCAGGACACCTTGTCGGGGGCAGTCTCCAGGTCGAGGTCCATCACCACAAGGTCGGCAAGCTTCAGAGGGTAACGGTCCGCGTCGCTGAGCGTCGTGTCCAGCAAGAATTGCAGGGCAAAGGTGCTGGCCCCGATGCTGAGCTCGCGGCGGAGCAGGTCGTCGTCGTTGAACCGGCCGGGCTCGGTCGGCTGACCGGGGAAGCGGGCGCTGAGGCTGCCTCCGGCGAGGCTGGGGTCGTCCAACAGGCGCTGCAAGATCAGGGGAGCCAGACGCCGGCAGCCCGACTGGAACGGCTCGGGCGGGACTACTACGAGACCCTCGCCGAGGAGCGGGCTACCGAGGCTGTCAAGACCGAGAGGTTGCCCGGCAGGGTTGACCAGGTCGCGGCTGGCGGGGACGTCCTCACCAAGAGCAGTGCCCCCGCGGGGGAGCCGATCGTCACCGGGGGGAGCCGTGCGGCGGTCTTGCGCGCCGCCTTCAACGCTAGGCGCCGCCGCGGTCGGGGCTAGCTCGCCTGAGGCGTAGCGGTTTATCTGGTCGAGGGGTGGATACCGCGCCGGCCAGACGCGGACGCTGAAGCCCTTCTTAGGTAGGTCCACGTAGACCGACAGCTCGGTCTGAGGGGTGCCGAGGAGGACTAGGCGCCCGCCCGGCAGCACGATCGAGTCTAGCTGCTTCCTGGCGGCCTCGATGCGGTCCCGACCGCCTTGAGTGTAGGCTTTGGACTCTGTCTCCAGGTCGTCCGCTACGATCATCTTGCCGCGACTGCCGACCAGTCCGCCCGATACGCCGACAGACTTCAGGCTGGGCGCCTTGCTGGGGTGTCGGCCAGCTACGTCGAAAGCTTTCACGGACGAGCGCTGCTCCCGGGATGGGGCCAGGTGCCTGAGCTCCGGTACGCCGTCGAGCAGGGCCAGCACGAGCTGCGACATCGTCGCCGCATCGTCGTACGTAGCGCTAACGGACAGCACAGGCGCATCGATGTCGCACAACCACTCCCAACAGATGAGCGTGGAAGTCAGGGTCGACTTGGCCAACCCGCGGAAGCCTTGGACCATGACGCGGTTGTTAGGCGCTTCGTGCGGCCAACGGCTCATGTCGGGACCGCGTTGGAGGAACTGCGCTACGTCGTACTGAATATCGGTCGGCTCGGGGAGGCCGAGGATCTGCCAGGCTCGGTAGACCAGGTTGCGCAGGTCGCCGTCGAACGCCGCGGTCTCGGGGTAGCGGTCGATGAGGGCTCGGTAAGAGACCACGCGCTACAGCCCGACCGCCTCACGGTACTCTTCGCCACCTTCCTCGTCGGGTTGGCGGAAGGGCAGGCCATCAACCAACGTCGGGCCGCGTGCGCGACTGAAGCCGGGGGCGTCGGTGCGGATACGGTTGTCGGCGAGCATCTGGCGTGCTTCCTTGAGCTCCGCAGGCGTCAGGGAGTCCAGCTCGGCCTTGTTGGCCAGCTTCTCGCAGATGGCCTTGTGCAGCCGGATAAGGTGCTGCCGGGATGCTTCCATCTGGTCAGCGTCGTCGGGTTCTTGACTCACGGTTTGACTCCAATCTTGGTCATGATGTATGAGGACAGCGCCGCAACGACGGCCGCAGCGCCTAAGACTTTCGACCAGGCCCGCTCTAAGCTGCCAACCCGGTGTTGTATGTCCGCTTGGAACAACATCAGGCTATCCACCTTGGCCTCCAAGCGTCCGAGGGCTCGAATGATCTCCGTCTCTTCGTTCATGCGAGTTGCTCCACCAGGACGAAGGTCTGCGCTTCGACGTCGATCGGCTCGGCAGCTTGGTTGACCTTAGCGCGCAGGACCAGCACTTTAGGCGTCCCGCTGACCACGACCTTCAGCACGGCCGTCTCGCTGTACCGGGGCTCGTGTGGCGGTGCGTCGTTGGTAGCCAAAGTGGCCAACGCGCCGTTGTAGTATGACACCTGGGCCGGACCGTCCGTGCCGTCGGTCAGCCGCCACAGGAGCTCTGTGACCAGCGGTCCCGCGTCGGCGCTGACGAAGCTGACGTTGACGGTTAGCAGGTAGGTGCCGTCCTCTTCAAGCGTGATCGTGTCCGTACCGAGGGTATAGTGCGGGGTCGCGTTGTTGTGTTCGATCACCGTGCCGGCGGCGAAGTCTAGTCGGGTCCCGGCGCTCTCGTACCAGGTGCCCGACGCGCTGAACTGCACCACCGTGGCAGTGACGTTGGCGCGAATCATCGGACGGCCCGCCTGGAGCGCGGTGATCGCCGCCTGCGCCGCAGCCATCTGCGTCTGCAAGGTGTCTACGCCGATGTCCGCCTCGACCTGAGCGGGCGTCCGGGTGACCCACGCGCCCGCCTTGACCTGGATGAACTTGTCGTTGTCCGCCCCGGTCACCGGCGGCAGGTTTCCGGCCACGATGGCAGCCGCCTGTAGTTGCGCCAGCGTTGTCGCATCCTGCTGGTCGACCGCGTCCGCGACGTTGGTGATCCGATTACCTTCCGCGTCCCAGTTACCACTACCGTCGTCCAGGAGCTGCAAGCTCTCTGCCGAGTCGTCCTGGGTCTCCTCGTGCTGGTAGACGAGCTGGAGGTACATGGTGTCCAGGTCCTCGGCCAAGATGCTCGACCCCTCGATCCAGTCCACGATCGGATCGGTCGGGGTGACCCGCTTGATCTCGACGTACTCGCCGCCCGTCGCGGGGGTGACCAAGGTGACCTGCGTTCTCGCAGAGTTGACCGTGAACTCAGTCGGCTGCGTCAGCTCCACCTCGTCGACGAAGACGTGAATGTGGTCGCTGGATAGGGACGGGAAAGTTATTGCGAACACCGTCTGCGCCGGGGCTGCGGTGTAGGCGACGCGAGAGAGAGCCATGTGTTTACTGGCCGGTCAAGGCCTCAAAGGGGTTAGCGAGGGATCGGCCGAGAAGGCTGCGGGACTGTGGCTTGCCCGTGAGTTGCTGGAGTCTTTGCTTCCTCGTGACTTCCTGCTGGTGCTGCCGGATCGCCGGGAACTCTTGCAGGACCTGTCGCCACGCGGCGAGGCGGTAACGCGAGATGACGCCTCGTACGAGTGACACGCGAGGCGACTCAGCGTCGGCATTACTTACCGGGCTTAGCGACTGATAGTAGGGCGACTTGAGGAGGTCGGTGAGGGCGGACCGGATCGACTTGCCTCCGACCTTGACACTGCCGTGCAGCTCCCCCCAGCGGTCGAAGGCGCTCTGTCCGGTGCGCTTCGAGCGAATGTTGGTGAGCTCTAGACCGTCCTTGATGCGCTTAGGCGGACGGAAGCCGTAGCTGAGTTGGGCCAGCTCTCGGTTGATTGGGTCGTTGCTTACCTGCCGGTAGGAGACGGGCAGCACCGCGTTGGCGACCGCGAAGGCTTGGTCAGGCGTAGCCCCAAGTGATTGGGGGCGCAAGATCGGCTCCCCCAACAGGTTGCGGTACGGTTCGAGGTTGTCGCTCAACCCCGGCAGTTTAGCTTGGAGGGCGTCCCACAGACCGCGCACATCCCTCATAACGGGGTCGGTGGGGTCCACCAGGCCCTGCTTGAGGATGTTGGGGACGAAGCTGGCGGCCATCCGCTGGACGTAGCGTTGTACGATCTTCTCGTCATCCCCAGCGCTCGTCAGCATCTGCATCGTCTCAGACAGTCCCTGCATGTAGGTCTTGCTGGCGAAGTTGTTAGCGACCGCGGCCAGCAAACCATACGTTACTGTTTCTAGCTCGGATTGGTCGTCCTCCTCCGCGTACCGTGCTCCGTCGACCATGTCCGCCGCTAAGCCCAACACCATAGCGAACGGGTCGAAGCGGGCATAGCTGAGGTACTTTTCACCGACCCGGATCGAGTACGGTTGCCACCCGGCGTTCTCCAGCAAGCGTCGCTGTTCGAGGTCGCGCGGGCCGGCGCCTGTGAGGCGGCCGGACGAGGCGGCGACGTAGGTGGTGGCGAGTGCCCCGATGCCGGCCGCGATCCGCCCCTTCGCTTCGGCGGAGCGCCTGACATCCCCGGACAACATGTCCTGCACGAAGCGACTTTGGCTGTTGCGGAGGGAGGCGAAGCGCTCGGGAGCCATCTTGAGCGCCATGACCTTCGCCACGCCCGGGAGGTCCAGGCGTTGCGCCGCAGACGTCGTAAGGTTGACGGACGTTCTGATGAAGGGCATGATCAACCGGAATGTCGGGTGGTTGAGTGCCATCGAGTTTAGGCGGGCAGAGAAGCTTCCTGGCCGAAGGGGGGTCGTGGCGGCCACCTCGTTAGCGTACTTCATGGCGCTGCCGCCCAGGGCGGAGAGCGCGGAGAAGCTGATCTCGCCGGCTTCGATCTTACTGCCGGCCCACTTCTGCGCAAAGTCTGAAGCCGAGCGCGGGTCGGTTATGCCGCGCTGCCGGGCGGCCAGCAAACCGCGGTCTAGGACGTTCTTGGTCGACAAGGCTTGCCCTTGGTCGACGAGGAGCTCCATGTTGTCCGCGACGAACTTCGACATCGCCTCCGGGTCCAGGCCACGCTTGGACGCCTCTCGCATGAGCATAGCCCGCGCGGAGGTCCGGTAGGTCATCTGCTTGGCCATCTCGTCGACGCCGCCGAGAAGGTTGCCGGGTATCGAGAACAGTCGAGATAGGTGTTTAGCACCGGTCGCTATCACCGAGTCCTCCGGCTCGACCTGGTACAGGGCCCGACGCTCCGCGTTCGTGGACAGCTCACCTAGGGTACGCGAGCCCGGCTCTAGGATGTGGTCGCCGCCCATGGCCACGATCTTGCCGGCCTTGAAGGACTCCGGAGCGAAGTAGGCGAGTCCCGTGATCTCCCGGAAGGCGTCCGCGACGACGTCTGACCTCGCACTCAAGGCGCCGCCCAGCATTAGCTCGAACGGGCGGTAGACCGTGCTGGCTAAGTTTGACAACAGGGTCATCACGGGCGTCTTCGCACCCGACAGCATGGCGAAGTATCGGTACTCGTGAGTCCAACCCCAGAAGCCTTTCTGCTTGAGCAGCTTGGTAACCCCGGCGGCACCGGAGCCGTCCAAGGCTTCCTTGAACAGTTTTGCTGTACGCAGCATCACGTTACGACCTCCGACCGTGTCCAACTCATCGGTCCAGTTACGCGGCAGGTCGAGTGGCTTAGTCCCCAACGTCCGCAACGCCCGTCCCGTCTCGGTGCGTAGGCCGCGAATAGCCGGGGTCAGCTCTTTCAGGAAACCGACGACCTCGGCGAATCGCACCATGTCTTTATCGCTACCCTCGCCGCGCAGGATGACGTCTGCCAGCTTGCCTGCTTGCTTGCTGTAGGCATTCATCGCTCCACGGAACATCTCGGCGCGGGCGTTAGCGCGGATCAGTTGGTCGACCGGGTCGCCCGTCTCCTTGATCGAGCGTAGGAGTTGGTTACCAAGTTCTTCTGGGGAGGCGTGCGCGATGTCAGCCAGCTCCGCTAGGGTCTTCTCCGCGCGCTCGTCCAGACCCTGCTTGAGGAAGCCTTGTTTCTTTAGGTTGGCGATGTCGGCTTTGGCGGCGTGCTCGGCAAGCCCCTCCATGACGCGAACAGCCTGCAAGCCCGACAGCGGGCCACCCCAGTGACTCAAGTTGAGGTCGGTCGCTTCCAGCTCGTTCGCGATCAGCGAGGCCGTCGACAGGTCGCGGGGGTTGAGTTTAGCCTTCATCCCAGCCTCTCGCCGCTCGGCGATGCCGACCAGGAAGTCATTGACTTTCGCCTGGTCGACTCCCAAGCCCACCAGCAAGTCGGCCTCGGAGGCGGCGGCCGTCGTCGCGGTCTCGGGCCGCAGCTCGGGTGGCACGGTCGGCTTGCTAGGCGGGGGCGGCGCAACGGCAGGGTCCGCGTGCTCGGCCGCGGATTGCAAGGCGTCCGTCTCGGGACCGTTCAACCACGAGTCCTCGGGCTCTGGTTCTAGGCCGCGGGCCACGTCCTCGTCCTTGGCAGTGTTCAGGAGCTGCCGGGCTTCCTCGTCGGGCAGCTCGGCCTTGAGGGCCTTTACCGCGGCGCTGGCGGCTTCCTCGGCTCCCTTGCCCGCGTCCAGGGCGGCCTTGCGCGCCTTGCGCCCCGCGGCGACGGCCTTGACCCCTCGGAAGATCGTGTCGATCATGTACCCCGCCCCGAGCCCTTCTAGTACCTGCTCCAGACGGCCGCGCAGCTCCGACTCGTCCTCGTCGGCGGCGAGGATGTCGGTGACCGGGTTGGCCAGGATCGGGATGTTCTGGATCAGGTTGGACAAGCGCTCCTCGTGGCCGTCGAAGACGGTGAGGTCGGTGAGAGCTCCGGCGATCAGGCCACGGCGTACCGGGGTGGCGAACAGCTTGGCCGCTCGCCCGAGCTTGCCAGCGGTGGAGGCGAACTTCAAGGCGCCGCCGATCGGTACGAAGCCGGTGGCGAAGTTGACCGCGCCTTCCATGAAGCCGCCGAGGGCCGTCCGAGATGTGCCGAAGACGCGCTCGTCGTAGTCCGGTAGGGCGTCCCCGACTATAGCGTCGGCCAAGCCGTAGGTGTCCTGGATCGCTGCTTCAACGCCGCGCGGGACGGCCAGCACGGCGTCGGTCGCTCGGTCTAGGAAGCTTAGCTTACCCGGTGCTCGGGGCGCAGACTCGACGGGCGGCTCGGGTGTCCGCGGTTGCACCGGGGTCGGCGCTAGGTCCGCGAAGAGTTCCTCATCAGACCAGTTTACCATGTCAGATTTCGGGGTTCGCCCGGTTGCGGTTGATAGCGTCGGTCTGGGCCTGCATCCACTCTCGGATGGCGCCAGGATCGTCGGGGATGTTGAACTTCTTGCGGAGCGCCTCCATCTTCTCGGGGCGTTGGGCCGCGTCGTTACGCATGGTCTGCACGGTAGGCCACATAGGCGTCGCGTACGGGTCGACGTCCTCGGGTCGCACCGTGATCTCCGCGGACTCGTTGACCAAGGCGGCGTGCTGTGCCAGCAGCTCGTCGATGTTGACAGGCCCGAAGGCCCCCACGCTGCCGATGCGGGTCATCCCCACGCGCTTCAACGCTTCGGCCCGCTTAGCCGTCCTAGCTGACTCGCTGGTCTCCCGGAACTGCCGCGACCGGGTCACGGTCATCTTGCCGTCGAGCACGGCCTGCGCCGGAACCCCGATCAGGCGGTACATGCTCATCGCGGCTGCGTCCCGGTCGGGGTCGTCCCTCAACTTGAACACTTCCGAGGCGAACCGGTCTTCCACCTCGTACCTCTCGGTCCGACGGACAGGGTTGCGCTGCACGAACCGGCCGTAGTTGGAGTAGGTGTCACGCTTGACTTTGGGGTGCCGACCCAGTAGGGGCTCGTCGCCGCGGAACGGGGCAGGGTCCTGAAGCCGGAGGTTCCAATCGGCGTGTTTCTGCCGCGCTGCGGCCAGGTCCACCGCGATCTTCTGCGCCTCCGGGATGCTCTTGCCCGCCTTGAGAGCCTCCTCGGTCGCGCTGCTTTCTGGGGTTGTCCCTTGTAGCTCGTCGAGGATCTCGGGCACAGCGCCGTCTAGCGAGCGGGGGAACTGCCGGGGGTCGGTTGTGGCGCGGTTGGTGTCGATCCAGAGGTCCAGTTGGCGCCGGAACTGAAACACGGCGTCGCTGGCGCGCTCGAAGTCCTGTTGAGTCGTAGGCTCCCCCTCCACCTTACCCTCGTTCAGGGCCTGGTTGTACAGCCGCGACTCGGCGTCCTGCACGCTCTCGCGCTTGTAGAGGACGTCCCGGTCCGAGGCCGTCTCGTTCTGCTGAAGGTAGTGCTGCTTCTCCTGCGACCCGATCTTGCCTTTGGCAAAGGCGCGTTCGATGAACTCCCGGCCGTCCTGCCCCTTGTCGTTGAGCTCGCGCAGCTGGTCCAGGAACTCCTGGCGCTGCTGCGTCTGACCTTCGCGGAACTTGGTGGTCTCGGTGTTGATCTGTACCTCGCGCTGATTGATGAACTCCCTAAGCTGCTGCTCTGCGTTGGGCTGCCCCCGGAGGCTGGCGGCGAAGGCGTAGTAATCGCGGTTGAAGGATTCGACCTCGCCCCGGACCCGGATGCGCCACTCGACGTCGACGTCCGACGCATACTGAGAGAACTCTTGCTCCTTGGCCTTGAGGCGTTCCAGGGCCTCGTTGCGCGGGCCGAAGCCCTCGATGAGGGGCTCCAGCGACGCGGCCTGCGCCAGGTCGGCCTTCATGGCGGCCAGGTCCTTAGGCAGGATAGCGATGTTGGGATCGGTCAGGCCCGCCTCATAGTACGCCTGTGCGCCCTCCACGTCCCCGGCCACGATCCTGGCCTGGAAATCTTTTAGGAAGCCGGGGGTGGTCGACTGCGACTCCTCGACCTTCTTGGCGGTCTCGCGCAGCTTCTGAAGCAGGATGCCGCGCAGCTTGGGGTCGGTCACCTCGGCCTTGAGCCGGACCTCTTCCTCAGCCACATCGGCCGCGTAGGAGGCGCCGGAGTCGAGGGTCTCGGTGAAGGAGGTGATCCACTCCCCCTCCCGAGCGTCGACGGCCGCCTTGACCTCCAGGTCGGGCTTCTGCGCCTCGCGGACGCGATCGCGGTCCTGCTGAGCGATGAGGTCATCGCGAAGCTGTTCGATAGCCAGGCCCGTCTCGGGGTCGTCGCGCAGGGCCAGGCCCTCTACCTTGAGCTGTTCGGCGTCTTCGAGGAGCAGTAGGGCCGACTCGGCGCCGCCCTCGGCGCGACGCGCGCGAGCGACGGACAACCGCAAGGCGTCCAGCACCAGCCCGCGGGGGTCCTTGACTGTCTTCTCGGTCATCGCCTGCTGAACGTGGGCGCTCAGTCCCTGGAGCATGTCAGGCGTGACATCGTCCGCCATGGCGACCTCGTCGAACTTCTGCGCCATCTCCTTGGTCAGGTTGGAGCGGTGGAACTTGTCCTCGGCGTCTAAGCGCAGCTCGGAAGCCGCTAGGCGGGCCTTGGCGTCGAACTGCTCTCGCAACCCGATCGCGGCATCGCGGCCGTAGGTGTTCTGCAAGACCGGGTTGTCCGCGATCTTGGCGTACTCCTCCTGCATGATCTGTTCGATGTCGGCCGGCTCCTGCGGCTGCCCGTCGGGGCCCACCACCTGAGCGGTCTCTTCAAGGCGTGCCGAGACGCCGGCCTGGTAGGAGGTCACCAGTTGACGCGCAGCCGCCTCGTAGTAGCCGACGCGGCCCCAGGGGCTTTGGAGCGGCTTGATCTTACCTTCCTCGACCAGCTTGCGGAAGGCTTTGCGGTTCGCCTTGGGGTCCTCGACCGCGGCAGCTTGCGCCTGTGCCGCAAACTGCGGGTTCTCGACGGCGAAGGCCCGGCCCGCTGCGAGCTGCTTCTCCTTGTCGCGCTCGGCCTTAGCGCGGAGGAAGTCTTGGATCGACGAGGACAGGCCGGCGAAGTCCTGGACCAGGTCGAGCCCCGCCTTGGACGGGCTCGCGAACGTGTCGACCGGCCGAGCTCTCGGGGAGAGCTGAGTGTCGATGCGCAGGTCTTGGACCTGCTGACGGCGTACCATAAGATCAGGCTTTGGGTTTGGCGGGGGCCGAGTTGTAGCCGCCGATAGCGGCACTGGCGATCTGCAAGCCGACGCCAAGCGGGCTCTGGTGTGGGACGGCGTTGAAACGGTCTTGTTGCTGGGCCTGGATGCCGAGGCGCTGCGAGGCCAGGTCGAGCTCCGCGGCGCGTAGGTCGTGCAACTTGGTCGCCGTATTCTCGGCCTGCTGTCTCTCGAAGTCGTTGTAGAGCGACTCGATCGTGTTGCCCGCGACGCCGCCTCCGGCCGCCCCGGCTTGGAGCGCACCGCGAGCCTGTTGGCTTTCCCGGACGACCGAACGGATCGACATGGCGGTTGCCTCGCGCTCCTGGTTCTGGCGTTGCTCGACGTTCTTGTACTGCGAGATGGCCGAAGCGGTGGCCTGCTTCTCGTTCTCGTCGGCAACTTCCTCCTGCGCGCGGGCGCTTAGGGCGGCCATACTGGCCATCGCGACAGCCATAGAGACGGGATCACACATGATGTTTTGTTAGATAGTTGAGGGCCGCTTGTAGGGTAACGCGATTGTCTTTGAAGGCTCCCAGTCCTCGATTACACTCACCACACAATAGTGCACGAACCGCGCCGGTGGAGTGATCATGATCCACGTTGAGGGCAGTAGAAGAGGTTTGAGTGCAGATAGCGCAACGACCACCCTGTTGAACTAACATCTTATCGTACTGACCTATCGTGAGGCCATAAGTTCTGCGAAGACGATAGTCTCGTTTCCGACCGGGATTGCGCTTCTCCCATTGACGCTGCCTTTCTAAACACTGTTGGCGGTTTTTATGATACCAGCGTCGCGCATACTCAGCTTGTTTCTTTTTGTCGGTACTCACAGGCGTAATAGGTTGCAGAGACGAAGGGTCGCTCTTCGACCCCGAAGCGGTCCACAACGCGACCGAGTTCAAATTCGAGCCAACGTAGCCACCGTAAATGAACTGTGTTTCGACAGTCCACCATGTTAGTGACAAGGTCGTAGTCCGCCGCGACCTTCTCCAACCATTCCTTCGACTGGCGTAGGAAGGTGATAGGGAACGCCTCGATATCCTTAGACCCCAGGAGCCAGACGTAGCCGATCGTGGGGTCCAGGGTTGACTTGATCACGCCGAACATCGCCGCAGGTCGACCCTCGTACTCCACGGTCCAACACTTACCGTGCTGAAGACCGTGGAGTAGGGACTTCATCGGGCTGTGCCCGCAGGCGGCCTTGACCTCGGCCTCGTCCTCGGGGCGCAGGCGATCGTGTAGGGCCAGCACGTCGTCCTCCGTGGCCGGACGGACTTCGACACTCACGCGCCAAACCTCGCCGCCCGCCCGCGCAACTGCCCTTCCCACTCGCCGTTGATCAGGTTCAGCGGGAGCGGCCCCGGCGCGGACAAGGTCACGGTTAGTTGGTCGGCCCGACTCTGCACCGGGATTCTCAGTTTGCCGTCCGACAGCGTCAAGGCCCCCAAGACCGTCACGACGGAACCCGCCACAGGCGAGGAGAATTCCTTGGTCGTCGCGGTGCGGCTGGCGGCGTTGATGGTGGCCCGGAGTCCGGCGGTGTCCTCAAAGAACACCTCCAGGGCGCGCAGTTGCCAACGTGGCTGGCCGACGCGCACCTGCCCACCGTTCGGCCCGGCTTCGCGAAGCACCGGCTTGGCGATGGTGATGAAGGACTCGTAGCCCTGACCTACATAGAACAGGTCCGCTGACAGGTCACCGTTGACCGTGACCGTGTTGCTACCGGTCGAGACGGGCGTCAGGACGTGGCCGCCCTCCACCACGCCGCTCAGGGACTGCCGGGTCACGACCTGCATGTCGGCACCGGCTTCCAAGTCATACGGGAGCGTGATGACGGTCGTGTCCGGGCCCGCCGAGTAGACGGCGGTGACGCCAGTCGTGTCGTCCCGGACCCGGCGGTCCAGGTGAACGGTGTAGCTGGAGTCCTCATCGACCACGCCGGAGCCCACGCTCATGCGATAGAGGAATAGGCCCTCAGTCTGCTGCACCAGCAGGTAGAGCTTGTGCTCCAACCAACCGACGCTGCGGACTTCTGCGCCAGGCCCGAAGTCGTAGGTGCTCCAGGCGGACTGGATGCGCTGGTTGCCGCTGTAGAAGAGCTGGTAGACCCAGAGCTTGTTCAGGTCCCCGTCCGCGCGTCCGACCACGACGTTCTCCAAGTTACAGGCGGCAAGCTGCGTCAGAGACCCCTCGATGTAGCGCCTGGCGTGAGCCGAGATGTCCTCCGCGTCGAAGCTGATCTCCGTAGCCTGGAACATGTCGCGGATGCCGGAGAACTCCCCGTTGCCGTAGGGGAAGAAGACGCTGCGGCCCACCGTGACGGCCTCGACCCCGAACAGGTTCTCGTAATCCAGGGCGGGCTGGCTGGAGATGGTGCTTGGCGTGATGAGGCCGGTGCTACTATCGACCAGGAACTGCGTCTGGCCGGAGAAGACGATGAGGCGCTCGTCCGAGGGAACCGCGTCGTGAAGCTGAACGACCTTGGTATGTGACAGAGCGACGTCGATGGGGTCACTGTCGGGGACCGAGGTGATCGTGGTGCGCCAGAAGTTGAAGAATAGGTTGGACTCAGAGAGGATCAAGTTCGGCCCGGACAAGAACCCCAGCCGGCCCTGGAAGAAGAAGAGGTCCTGGATGGTCCGGTCCTCGTCGACCGTCGACATGAAGCTGGGTTGCTCGTTAGTCGCCTCGTCGCCGACCAGGCGGTCGTCCCAGTCGATCACGGTCCACTCGAAGTAAATCTGGTCAGGCGTGCCGGTCACGGTCCCGAGCCCGTCGTCCTGCCGACGGGTCAGCTTGTGCGGCATCGTGGTCGCGTCGAAGGCGTACTCAATGTTCGGGGCCAGCGTCTCCGTCCAGACGCCGGTCTCGGTCGACTGCGCGTCACCGGTGTCGTTGTCGCCAACGAACTTGACGTAGTAGTCGTCGACCGTGCCGCCTTCCGGGTTGCCAACAATCTTGACGAGGAAGCCCTCGGCCGCCACCTGGGGCAGGTCCGTGAAGTTGCGGACCGTCTGCCATATGCGAATCATTGACTCGTCGCCGCGGCCGTCCGTCACGAAGAGCTTGCGGATCTCAGCGTTGCAGACTAGGTCGATGACGGAGCCCTGTCGCGTGGCGGTGACGCCGCTGATGGTGTCGAGCTGGGTCTCCAAGGACTCGGCGATGTCCTCGTTGGTGTCGTAGCTGTCCTCGTCCGTCTTGAACGACGCCGTCAGCCCGGTGCCGGCTTGTAAGCGCAGGCGCACCTTGTAGGTTTGGAAGGGGCTGGAGGAGCGAACGAAGACCATCGCGTGGTCGCCACCGACGGGCTTGGTCGGGTCATCCGGGGACAGGGCGGCATCCATCGCGGTCACCTTGGTGGTGTTGAGGATGATCGTCGTGTCCGCGATAGTCAGGGCGCGGAAGGGGCCGGTGTCGAGGTAGCTGAAGTCGGGGACGAACGGTGTCACCGGGTCGTGCACGGGGTACTGTGTTCCGTCTTCCCCGAACACCAGGATCTCGTCTTGCCGGATCACGGCGAGGTACTTCTCCTGCGCGTCGCGTGCGATGACGTGCAGCAGCACGTTCTCCGAGACGTCCACGTCGCCATCGATGGCCTTGACGACATGCTCCGTAGGCCGGCGTTGCTTCAGCCCGTCAGCCGGCGACGCCCACATGTTGTGTTGGGCCTCTACCTGGTTGTTCAGGCGCAGCGACTCAGGCTGTTGGCTGACCCCCCCGTACCAGTTAGGGATCGGCGTTCTTATGAGCGGCATTAGTAGCGGCGGCGGAGGTGGTTCAGGGGCGACCGGCGCCACACTGCGCGGGCCACGGACCAACTGTGCGTGGCGATGTTGTAGTCCCCGGCCCTAGACTCCTCTCGCTGGATCTCAGCCAAGGCCTGGTGCTCCGACATGAGCAGGTTGCGCGACAGCGTCGGGTCCCCGAGCTGCTTGTCCTGGTACTCGCGGGCCGCACGAGCGGCGACGTACTGGCGCACGGCGGCCGGGGAGTCCTCGAAGTCCAGCATGTACACGATGGTGCACTTGATGACGGACTGACCCAGGTCGAACGTGTGGTTCGTCAGGTCGTACAGCTTACCTTCGCGGACCGCCAGCTCGCGCCAGTTGGGGTGCTGGTGCTGGTCGGGATCGACGTGCGCGGCGTTGAGTGGGATCACCACCTCGCCGTTGACGTCTGGCTGCAACTCGACGTTGCACTCCCGGTTGTAGTACCACCCACGAGCTTGAACCGCACGGTTCACCTCGTCCAGGATCTGCACCGCGGACGTGACATCCGGGGCATCCGAGACGCCTAGAGAGGAGATAGGCTGCTCGCCGATGCCGGCCAGGATCATGTTCACGGCCTGGAGTCGGGTGAGGGGGGTGACGGTCATATGCTCGTGGGTGGTAGGAGAGTAAGAGGGGCCAGGTAGAGGCTACCCAGCCCCTGTCAAGACTACGCGACGTCGACCTCGATCGCCGCCTCGGGACGGAGTTGGCCGTGGCCCATCGCCATCGACGCAACCAGCAGGTCGCCGCGGTACTCGATCATGTACTCCTGCTCCATGCGGAGCCCACGGAGTTGGATCGAACCGATAGCCGACTTGTGCCACGCAACCGCCACGGTGTCCGTGAAGTCGCCGGTCGTCGAGTTGGCTTCGCCGGCATCGGCCGTGAAGTTCGTGGTCGGCATGAGAGTCGTCTTGACGAGCTCCAAGCCGGCCGCGCGGAAGACGTCGCCTTCGTGGAAGACGCCGTTGCTGCCGCCACCGAAGTCGCGGTTGATGAGGGACTTGTCTTGGACGATCGCGTAGTAGGCTTGCGGAGCCATAGCCAGGTAGCGATCTTCCTCGGGAACGTGCTTCTCGTCGAACTTCTGCGCGATCGAGAAAGCCGTAGCGACGGCGGAGGCGCCGTTGGTAGCGAAGTCGACGTCGAGGATCGTCTCGCCGGCTTCTTGGCCCGTGATGTTCGGGGTCGTGTTGCGACCGGTGAGCACCAGCAGGCGGAGAAGGCGGGAGTCGAGCTCGACGGCCATGGCCCGACCAAGCTCGGTCGAGTACTCGCTCTGGACATCCCAGTGCGACTTCAGCTCTTCGATGTCGGAGACGAAGGTCGCCGCCAGGAGCTCGCCGTCGACCACGATGACCTGCTCGTTCTGAGCGAACAGGTTCAGGTTGGCGTTGGCCGGGTCGAGGATGTCATCCCCGATCGTGTGGTAGGACGTCAGTGCGCGACCGACGGCCATGAACTGCGCCGACTTGGCGCGCGAGATGGAACGCTTGCGGATCTTGGGAGCGATCTTGATGAGCTTCGCAAAGCTCGACAGGACCTCCCCGCTGAAAACTTTTAGCCACAACGCCGCCGGGTCTCCGGCGAGGTTGATTTGACCCGGTCTTGAGGGACTAGTATCAGCCATAGTATTAGAGAATAGGCATCAGTGTGTTGACCAAAGTCCTAATCGCCGACGAGATCCGCGGATTGTCGGGGCTTGCGCTCCGGTCCGGCTGCGGGGAACAGGGAATAAGGGTCGTCCGACGTCGCCGAAGTGGCGGACGCTCGGTGTTTCATTAGGTAGGAGATGGCGTTGAGCAGCAGCGCGCCGGAATCTTTGAAACCTCCGAGGCCGATATTACAGGCGTTACAGAGGATATCGCGAAACGCGCCGGTCTCGTGATCGTGGTCAACGCACTTCTTGTGCTTAGAGAAATCGTGACCGCAAATTTGACACGCCACGGCCGCCTCATACGAGTCCAACGCACGCGCTATGTCGGCCTCACGCATACGTTTCGTTTTGAGGTTACCGCGCCGCGTCCAACGAGGATTCTTTTGGCGATAGGCGTACTGCCGCTGACGGTTGTCTCGAGCCCACTGCCGCGCTGAAGCACAGCTACACGGTTTACAGACGTGCTGAACGTCGCTACGTTTACCGCCTCGTTTGTAGAACTCCGTCAGCGGCTTGGTCTCGCCGCACTCACAGCACTTCTTAGTATCCATAGGTTCCTCTCGATCCGCCCTCAAGCCGCCGGAGGACGCTCACGCTCAACCGCGATGTCCCGACGCCTCGTCATGTTCCTAAAGTACCACATAGCGGCGCCGATCAAGCCGGCCGGGGTCCACGCGGCCGGGTCGGCGAGCTGGTCGAACAGCCCCTCGCCGCGCGCCTTGACGTCGACGGCGACCGCCGCCAGCTCGTCGCGATACTCCTCCAGGGCGCCCTCGACCTCCTCCTGCGAGGCGGCCCGGTCTTCCAGGACCTGCTCCAGCTTGCTTTGCGCGTCAGCGAGGCGTTGCAGGTCACCCGAGGTGGCCAAGCAGCCGGTCAGGAGGGGAAGCGTGCACAGGGCGAGTAGTAGTTGTTTCATGACTAGAAGTTGGTTTGAGCGATACGGCGTTGGACCTGAGCACGATACCCAGCATCTTCCTTGTACTTGGGGTCTTGGATGGCCCTGGTCATCTCAGCCTCGCTGCCGAACGCGTGACCACCGCCACCACCAGACACGCCGGAGCCCTTGACAAAGCTCGGCTGACCACCCGCCTCGGCCTGCCAACGGCTAGCCAAGCTCTTGACGGCGAACTCACGAACGGCCGCGTCAGTGTTGTTGACCTGGCTGTTGAAGGCATGCACCTCGCTCGGACTAAGGCTGCTCGCGGCCCACCCGATCATCTGTTGATACCGCTCGGCGCCGCCCACCAGCTCGTGCCCACGCGAGACAACGCTTGAGGCCCGGGCCACCTGGCCATCGATGTAGGCCTCGGCAATGTGCCGGGGGATACCCTTCGAGGCCAGCTCGCTGAAGCTGTTCTCCGACAGGCGGCCCATCGAGTTGAACTCGGCCGTATACCGGTCCAACTCCAGGCCGGTCGGCGCTTGCGGTGCGGGCTTGCCATCGGTCGGCGCCGGCTTCGTCTGGCTGAGCTCGGTGATCTTACGCTGAGCCTCAGTGTACGCGGCTTGCAAGTCGGAGACCGAGTTGAAGTTGGGCGGCAGGGCGGGGTCGCGCTGCGCGGGGATCGACGGCGATGCCGGGGTCGGCTGCGCCTCGGTAGCCGGGGTCGGTTGGGTCTCAGGGGTCGGGGTGAGCTCGGCGCTGTTGCCGTTGCTCACGTCGCCATCCAGTTGCACTCTTGTAACCATGCTTTACCTCTCTATTGGGGTGGGGGAAGTTGCGCTTGCTGCGCTTGAATTGCGTCCGCTACGCCTTTGACACCCTGCGCGGCGGCCGGGGTCTGGAGCGCTTGCATCTGCATCGCTTGTTGCCGTTCCGCAGCGATCTCTTCCTCGCTGCGCAGTATGTTCTCGGTCCGTATGCCGGCCTGGACGGCCAGGCGCTGCAACCAATTCCGTGCGTTGAGTTGCTGAGCGAAGGCTTCCGGACCAACGGCGGCCTGGCCCGCCGAGGCGAACCGAACCATCCTGTCGAACTCTTGCCCCCGGCCCAGGGCCTCGACGCCGGTGATGACGGACGGCTGGACGAACTCTCGCGGGATCGGCGGAAGGCGGCCTTCGCTCTGCATGGCCGACATGACCTGCTCGACTACCGGCAGCTGGAGCTCCTGCGCCATCACGGCGTACGCGCCGCCCAAGGCTTCCTCCAGCTCGCGCACGAGGAACCGAATCTCCTCCGCGGTGACGCGCTCCGCGTTGCGTTGCACCGTGCTGCCCATAAGGAACGCCTGGTCCAACCGCCGCTCGATCCTGTCCGCAGCCTCGTAGGCCACGCGCAGGTCGGGGTACTTGTTTAGCTGGTGCGTGTAGACGTCCCCCTCCTCGCCGGTCAGGACCTCCCCGGTCTCGGCCGAGGCGTACTCCTGTTGCGTCACGGTCGCACCAGGGCGGGTGAAGTGCACGACGCGGGCAGCCTCTACGCTGGCGTGCACGATAGACGTCCAAAGTCCTTCAAGGCTGATCAGGTCGCCGAGGTGCTCCTCGACGATGCCGCGGCCGAAGTGCTCCCCGCTGACGCGGTTCATGCGCAGCGGCAGGTAGGGCATGTTCTTTGCAGACCAGCTGCCTCTAGTGCCCGGCAGCTCCTCCGACTTCCACTCCTGCCAGCCCTCGTAACGGTCCTTGCCTTTGCGTTGGATGACGGTGAAGACCTCGACCGGCTCCTCCTGGCTGACGTCCTTCTCTGAACCGACCGAGTTGCCGTAGGAGTCGACCTCATTGCTTTGCAGGCCAGACATGACCTTACCGCCGTCCATCGGGCCTGTGTTGGTGCCGACCTTGTCCTTTACCAGGGCCGGGTTCACCCGCTCCCGGATGATGATCAGCAACACGCTGCCCTCGGGGTCGCGCTCGACCACGAACTGATCTAGCTTGTAGCAGCGAGACTCGTCAGCCCGCTTGCGCGGTAGGTACCAGAGCACGTTGCCGGCCACCACCAGGTGACGGAAGACCTCGTACAGGCTGGGCCGTAGACCTCGACCCTCGACCTCACGGCTGACCGCCACGACCACCTTTTGCAGGCTTTGCTCGATCTCCTCGACGGCCTCCTCGCCGGCTGCTTCCTGCACCGGGAACAGGTCTGCCTCGAAGCGAAAGAAGGGCTCGGAAGGCGGGAACAGGGAAACTAGCAGTTTCGAGGATAGGTTGTTCACCCCTCGACTGCCGACCGACTGGTAGGGGGTCGGGAGCGACTTGTCGTCAAAGTGCCCCTCATCCGTGATAAGGTGCGGGATCGTTAGGCGTGAGGCGTCCCTAGCGCGCTCCAAGAAGGGCTCTCTCTTGGCCGCCATGCGCTCATAGGCGGCGCGAGCTTGCCCCGGCATCAACGCCATGGCTACCGACCAACCGAGGGAATGCGAAGACCACCGCCGCCGGCCGTCTGGTCAGCTCCGCCAAGCGGGGCGTTGCGCAGCGGCACCGCCAGCGCCTGCGTTCCCATGCCGGCCCGCTTGCGCCGGCTCTCGGGGGAGACGGCCGGGGCGATGCCGAGGGCAGAGGCCGCAGGGGCGGCCGGAGGGGGCGGAGCCTTGACCGTGGGCGGGGAGAAGAGGGAGGAGCACATGGGGGTAGGTAGAGGCTGGTGTAAGTAAAGGAAGGGAGGCCACCCCCGGGCGAACCCAGGGATGGCCTCGTCGGCGAGGAGACAGCGCCGAGTACTAGGACTTGATCTTGAGCTCCACCGTGCCGGCCCGCTGCGCGCGGCAGATAGCAGCGAGGTAGGCGACGACGCTTACCTGGCCCTGGAGGAACCTTACCCGACCAAGGTCGGCGTCAGGCGCCGGCAGGCGGTCCGGGAAGCGCTCCAGGAGTGCCTCCACGAGGTCAGGAGTGACCCTAGGGAACGTGGCGGCCGAGGCAGCGGGCGACTCGGGGGCCCGCCCGGGGAACAGGTGGGGCAGAAGGGTCTTCATAAAGGTGACGTGAGAGGTTGGAAGGTCAGGAAGGCCGAGGGGCTGCTGCGGTTCAGTGTCACCAGGGGCTCATCATAGTCCGGCATAGGCACCAAACGGAACCCTAGGCTGGTGAAGAGGCCGCAGTAGCATAACTTGTCCTGGTACCAGGCCGTCAAGAACTCAGCTTTGGCGCCGCGACTGGCACGCCAGCCGGGCAGGAACACCACGATGTCTGCGTCCATGACACGCCGCTGGTCCCAAGTCATCGAGCGCTTCAGGTCCTTGGGAGACAGCTCGGCTCCTGCGTCAACCCCGGTCACATCGTCGTGCTCGATCGGAGACCAAACCAGGTAGCCGAGTTTGCGTAGACGCGCGGCAGCCGCCTCGAAAGCGGGGCGGTTCCCGTTAGGTATGCCCCGCATCGGACCAGACAGATAGACGGACATTGTCACGGCTTACGCTCCATCACCGAAGCCATCGCCATATACCCAAACGCGACGCAACTTTGCGCACCCTCCAGTTCACGCTGCAACAACGCGAGCGCGCGCCAAGCCACCTTGGCCGAGTGACGTACACCGTCCGTATCGACAGTCCCGCGTTGCAGCAGGTGGCGCACCAGGGCGTCCGCCTCGTCGGTGGACTTTGACTTGTCCCAGTGAAGCGGTTGACCTGGGTTGTGCTGCTCGTTGCCGATACGGCTCACCTCGGCGATGACGCGCAAGGCGTCAGGGAAGTAGTCGAGGACGCCTGTGCATACAGGTTGGCCCTTACGTTGGGCGGCTTCGGACACTTTATCGGTCATCGGGGGCACCACGGCACAGCTTGTGCGCTACGGAGGTCGTTGGGTCGGGCGAAGGTCACATCGGACCACCTAAGGATACGCGCGACGCGAGCCTGCGTCAAGGCGTCGTCCGCGGTCAGCCCGGCTTTCTCATAGGCCTGCACGATAGCCGACCACCACTCCTCAGGCGGCAGGTCAGCTAGGATCTTCTCGGCCTTGATCGGGCCGACACCCGGCAGTCCCTTGTACCCATCCGTAGTGTCGCCGGTCAGGGTCTGCATCATGTGCGCCCGGTCCGCGGCGATCTCGTCGATGGCGAGGAGCTCGTCACGGCGGGGGATGTAGAGCAAACCGGGGACGTTGCGGAGGTCCTTGTCCTCGCTGACGATGACCTTGACCAGCTCTCCGTTGGGCTTAGTGGCCAACATGCCGACCACATCATCGGCCTCAAAGGTAGGTATTGCCTCGCCGGTGACGCCGTCGTCGGTCATGCCGTCCCAGGCATACCCCATGAGGCCGGCATAGCCGACCGGCTTCTTGCCGGTGCGGTTCTGCTTATAGGTCGGTAGGATGTGGAGCCGCCAGTTGCGCTTGAGGTCGCTCATGCAGAACGTGGCGGTCAAGGCGTCGAGCCGCCGCATGATGCGCAGCACCTCGGCCCGTAGGGCCTGCTTGGCCTGGTCGAGGTCGAGACGTAGGATGATCTCGTGGTCGTCCCAGGACTCTTCCGTGGTCGCCTCGTGAGCGGCCTTGTAGAGGAGGGAGTCGCCGTCGATGAGAAGATGCTTGGGGATGCTAGGGTCGTGCATTAGTGTGTAGCACTCCAGTCGTTACCGATCTTGAATTCTCCAGTGAGGGGGCAACGAAGGCTGAAACGCTCCGTAGCGCTCTCGATCGCGGCCACCAGAAGCTTACCTACCTTATCCGCGTCCGTCGCGAGGCACTCGTACTGTAGCTCGTCGTGTACGAACAGGACCTGAGCTGCGTCCAAGCCCGCGTCGCGGACCCAGAGGTCGGCCTGCACGACGGCGTGCTTCATCACGACCGACCCAAAGGACTGCAAGAGCGTATTTAGTGCGGCGTGCTCGCTGCGGGTAGGGACTCGCCGGCCGTCGAGTCCTTCTAAGTAACGGTTCGTGCGGTGCGCGTTCACGACCTTAGCTTTCAACTTGGCGAGCCCCGGCGTGCGACGTAGGAACTGCTCGGCCAGGAGCTTTGCTTGCTTGAGCGAGCAGCCCATCTCTTTGGCGAGTTTCTGTGTACCGGCCCCATAGACCCAACAATACAGAAACTTCTTCGCTTGCGTTCGACTCTCGAAGCCTCCCGCGATCTGGTTCGCCGTGTGCGGGTCCCCAGCCCCGACGACCCGAGCGTAGGCCCCATCGTCCCACTCGGCCAGGTAGTGCGCCAGAGCTCGGAGCTCCAGGTTGGAGGCGTCCGCCCCGACCAGGACTCGCCCCTTTGGGGCGACGAACAGTGACCGACAGCGTGTACCCCACTCCGTCACCTTCGCCAGGTAGTCCGGCGGTAACGGCTTGGCGGTCTTGACGCTAGGGATGTTACCGAGATTAGGGGCGGAATGCGAGCATCGGCTCGTGACCGTACCCATAGGGTCGATCTTCCCACGAATGCGGTCGTCCTCGCCGACGTGCGCCAGCCAGGACTTAGACTTCTTCGTACTCTCGACGAGCATGGAGAGGCGCTTGCTTACCATAGCACGCTCCGCCATCCACTTCGCCTCAGGGTACGGCAGGGACATTAGTTGGAGCTCCGTCATCGCCGGCTTACCTAGTTCCGTGTACTTCGTAGGCTTCCAGCCATACTTTCGGGTCAAAGCCTCGGCGCAGTGGTCCCGGGAACCGGGGTTGAACGTGACCTGGAACTCCGTGCGGATCTTCTTCTTGGGCGTTACCCGGACGCGGTCGAACGGCGGGATGGCGGCATGCAGTTGCTCATCTAGCTCAGCCCGGCGGACCAACAGGTCGCGCACCAGGTCGTCCGCGGCCTTGCGGTCGAACAGGACGCCGTGAGTCTGCTGCTTGGCTAGGACAGCCGCGAATCGCGACTCCAGCTCCAGAGCTTCGACAGGGGTGTACTTGGTTTGCAACCAGTCGTATAGATCGGCGCAGACGGCGACGTCTTGTAGGTTATAAGTGATCATCTCATCCGTCAAGCGTTCCCACGATAACGGCTTGGCTTCTTTACGGTTCCCGATCCGCCAGCCCCAGGCTTTCAAGCTGTGTAGGCCGGTCAGTTCTGGCGGGAGATCCGACGTACCGGCGTTGCGACGCGCGAAGTCCAGCTCGCGAAGATTAGGGTAGCGCACTTTCGCGGCGAGCTGCGTATCGTAGAGCTTCGCCACCGGTAGGTCAGCGCTTAGTACCCCGCGCAGGACTGGTGCATCGAAACCTAGGATGTTGTGACCCAGCACGAGGTCGGCCGACTCGATCAAGCGGACTCCGTCGGCTAGGGTGCCGTCGGGTAGGATCGTGACGCCCTCTGGGGAATCATGAAAGATGTAGTTCCGGCCAAGTTCGTCCCGTGCGCCGATCATGTGGACGCTGGTTTGCCAGGCGGGACGCTGGAAGTTTTTGACTTCCGTGGTTTCCAGGTCGATGACGAGTTTCATTTCAACCATCCCCAACGGCGACGGCTTTTTATCTGATTTATGTGGGCTTGTGAGATATCATAACGCACAGCTAGCGTCCGCGAAGAAACGTCAGCTAACCGAATCTGTCGAACTTGCTCTTCAGATAGCTTTACACACCCGTTTCGGCTACCGCGCGCCGTCCGACCTTTTACCACCGCATCGGCCGAATTGTCTGCGGCCGTACCCTCAAACATATGCGAAAGTCGAACGCAAAGCCGATTGTCACATCGATGTAATAGGTGTCGAGTCGGCCACGTTCCCGTCGTTAGAAACCAAGCCACGCGATGTACTCGCCTAGGCGTCCCGTTTATCGCAAATTGACCGTAGCCTCCTCGCGTCTTGGATGCCCTCCACTCCCAGCAACCCGGCCCCTTCCGCACCTTGGCCCAGAACCTCTCTTCAAGCGAGCCCCTCACTCAAAGCCTCCGACCTCTTCGGCAGTCAACCGCCATGTCGTCGGATCAAACTTCAGCTGGCCTGCAATTCCGGTCATCCCGGTAGTCCGGGCCTTCAGAACCTGTAACGTAGTGTTGCCACCTTCACGAACATCTCTAGACGCGCCAATTACGTCGAACGCCAGACCCTCTAGCATCCCGGAGCCTCGCAAGTCTGACAGCGAGAGCAGCCGACCCTCGTCGTTCTGTTTCCCCTGGCTGCCACTACGCTTGACGTGCACTACCAGTCCTAACCAGCAACCTACTTCTCTGACGAGAGAAGCGAACTGAACCATCATCAGATCAAGGTATTTGCGGTCGTCCTCCGACTGGCTCCCCACGACCACCGACAAGTTGTCGAGGAAGACGTGCGTGCATCCGAGCCCGACGGTGGCATACCGCATCTTGGACAGGATGGTCTCGGCGTTCATCTCCCCACCGCAGTCGTACATGACCAGCCGGTCCTTGACCTCCTCGAACGCCTTGCGTACGTCCGGCTTGGTCATGGCCCCCTGCTCAAGGTGTAACGGACGGTTGACGCGCGGGGTGAGCAGCTTCAGCAGGTTGGATTGAACGGTCCCTTCAAGGGCCAGCATACCGACCTTGTGTCCGAGGTCGAGCAGGTGGCTGCTGATCTCACAGCAGAGCGTGCTCTTACCAATGCCGGGCCCAGCCGCCAAGATGGTTAGCTCCCCGCGGCGCATGCCGCGGAGCATCTTGTTGACCCCCGGGAAAGGGTACGGGACCGGGTCCCCGTCCTTCCACGCCGCCGCTACCTCCCAAAGCTCATCGCCCGACAAGATGCCCACCGGCCGGTACGGCTTGGCAGTCCACGGCGCCCCCGCCAGCTCCGCACTGCGCCCCGCCTGGAGCATCTCTGAGGCGTCCTTGAGCGGCAAGGTGGCAATATGCGCCTTCCCGGGCTTCAGCAGCTCCGCGCACTCTTGCGCGGCAGCTTGGCCCGCCTCGTCGGTGTCGAAGAGGAGCACGACTTTCTCGAAGCTCTCCAGGTACTCCAAGTTCACGCGGAACGCCTTAGCCGCGCCGGCCGCCCCAGACGGCACGGACACCGCCGGGAAGCCTTTATGCATAACCTGGCTCACGCTGAGCGCGTCGATCTCTCCCTCGGTCACGACCAGCATGGCCCCACCGTTGCGCGCGATGTGATCCCCGAACAGGCCGACCCGCTTCGGATCGCCGAGCCATAGGAACTTCTTACCCGGCAGGCGCACCTTCTGCGCCACGACCTCGCCGGTAACGCGGTCGCGGTAAGGCGCGACGTGGCACGGCTCTCCGTGGTACTCGGAGAAGCCGTACCCGAACCGCCCGCACGTCTCCTCGGTCAGCTTTCGCGCCGCGATGCCGCGCACCGCGACCTGGAGCAGGCCCTTAGCGGTCGGGGCCAGCCGCGTGCCCCCGCCCTGCGCAGAATCACGCTCGTCCACAGAACTCGTACCGGACGTACCGGGCTCCAGCGAGGTCACGCGAGCGGATGCTTTGGATCTTCCAGCCTTCTTGGCGCAGCTCGAAGACGCGCGCGGCCAGGCGCGGGATCTTGTACACGATCAGTGCCTCCATCGGCGAGATGTTACCCTTCTCCTTCAGGTGCGCCAGCACGGTCTCGCACTGCGAGCGTGTAGCAGGGTCGATGATGTAGAGGGTCTTCACAACACGGTTATCCATACACCAACCTCGCTCTCAGTTACTGCATACTGCTTCGACTGACTGCCACAGACCACCTGCGCGTCATCCGTGTAGGCGATACCGGTCAGCGCATCCTCGACGGCGCGGGCCAACTTCAAAGCGTCCGGCTTCACCGTATGCTGGTCCCGCGTCACCGTCTTGCCGCGCGGCAGGTGGAAATCCAGTATCAGCTGAACCGGCCCCGCGTCGCGGCGGGCCACCACCTTACGGGCGGCCGCTTTGACAACCGCTTGCCAAGCCTTGACCTTCGGGTTCGCATCTACGATAGCCACGCCCATCTTACCCGTCTTGCGGCGAACCGGGAAGCCCTTCTTAGAGCCTCCCGGCTGCGGTAGACCTGCGACGAAGAACCGAGGCACGTTACTTGAAGTCCGCGTCCGGGCCGGCGTCCGTGGTCTCTTCCGTCTCAAAGGACTCCGAGGAGTACCCCTCTTCTTCGTCAAACCCTGTGAGGTTTCCGACGAACGCAACCAGCTTGATCACCTGTACAACGTTCATGTACAGCGTCACCCCGGCTTCGAGGTTGCCGTCATCCGTGGTGCGCGTGTACTCCGCCACCGTGTGCTTGATTCGCAGCTCGGAGCCGGCGCCAATCTGCGGTCCACGGTAGGGGCCCTTACGCGAGTCGATGATCGTCGGCGTCATCTCAACAGTCTCGCCGTCCTTGTCGTAGCTGGCGTTGAGCTTGAACCTGGCCACGATGAACCCAGTGTCCACGCCGTCCTCGTCCTGCTCCGTCTTGAACGGCAAGCGTGTTTCGATGGTGACACCCTTCTTGGCCGTGCGCTTGGCGGCAGCGGCCTCGGCGGTCACGACTTCCTCGATCGTCTGCATCCACTCCTGGACCTTGGGGTCGGAGATGTCCAGACGCAGGCCGGTGCTGAAAACGCCGCGCTTGTTGAACTTGGTGTCGGGCTTATCGAGACGCGGGTAGACCGCGACGCCCTTCTCGGTGATCAGTTTGAGTTTCTGCTTGGTAGTCATGATTCCTCTCAACTAAAGAAATGGGCGCTTTCTAGCACCTCGGTTACGGACATCTTACCATATGCCGGCAGCGCCGACAACGTGTGTTTCTTCAACGGCCCTTGAACCTCGTCGCGAAACGCAGCCAGCACATCCCGGCTAAACATCTCCGCGTAGGCGTCACGAACAGCCTGATAAACGATACCGAGCTGCGCGGCGGGAGCGCCGAACGAGTCATGTATGGCGGTCAACTGGTTCGCGCCGCGGTCCAGGCTGGTGCAAACCGTGCCCACCATGGCGGCGGCGTCAAGGCTGTGTACAAAGTTGGGTGCGATCGCGTTAGCCTGGCGCACCCGGTTGACCTCGGCGGTCTCCTGCCGCATCTTGGCTCGCCTCACGCCGTGCCCCAGGGTGGTCTGCACTTTCAGGGAATGCCACTTCTGGTAACTTTGCACGACCACGAAACCGCTAGGGGTCGTCCAAGCCACGGACAGGTTCTCAGCGGAGTAGGCGTCCGCGACCTCTCGCAGCCAGTCCATGCAGACCCGAGCCGACCGGACAACGGCATGAATCGCCTCCCAGAGGTGATCGGTGAGATAGGAGGTGGCCTTGGCGAGCTCGTACCCAAACGGGGTATCCCCCATCTCCTTGGCCCGCTCCTCGGCCCACTCAAGGACATACTTTCGCGCACTGTAGATCGTTACCCCGTACGGTAGGGTCATGACGGGACGTTTGGCCGCCTCGCGCGGCACACGGCCGTCTACGAAGCTGAGCCAAATCTTGGCCGTCTGGTCGCCGTTGACTGCGGCCAGGCGTAGACGCTCCGTCACCACGTCGGCGACGTCCTGGTAGATGTCGCGCGGTAAGTCTGACGGTAGGCAGTTGGTGGCAGCCCCAGCTACCTCGTCGCGCAGGAGTAGAGAATAGACCTGTAGCCCGTTGTTAGTGCCATCTAGGCGCAGCGGTAGGCGGCCTACGAACGTTCCCGGCTTAGCGGCCTTGAACCGGGCCCACTCGTCGCAGAAGGCTAGAAACTCCCACGGCGCCGACGCATCCTGCCACCACGCCTCTTGCTCGGGGTCTGCCGCGACGGCCATGATGTCTTGCTCGTGTTCCTCAACCCACCGCGCTCGGTCCGCGAAGCTGACCTTACTGTGACCCCAGCAATTAGCCCCGTAGATAGCCAGCCAACGCTCCGCGTCCTCGTCCACCATGCGCGCTCCGACCCCGAAGCGTAGTAGGCCACGATCCTCGGAAGAGCCTTGCGGCGAGAGGAAGTGCGGTACGGGGTAGGCCCGGCCACGGAAATCTAGCTGGTGCGGATAATAGAATCGCTTGGTCAAGAACCGGGTAGCCATGACCATCCGGTGCGCGTGCTGGAGGCGCCGCGAGCGAGCCGAGAGGTTGCGCCGCTTAGCGCCCCAGTAAGCGCGCAGCCAAGCGCGGCGCATCGCATACACTTCCGGGTCCTTCAAGTTGACCGCTTCCTCCCAACGGTCCGGCACGCTGGTCGGCTTGGGCGGTAAAGCCTCGTCCTCGCGCGAGGGTAGGTCACAGACATGCTGCCCTCGTTCGCCGTAAGCGAGCATGACCCGGTAAACGAAAGGGTTGACCTCCCACGCCGTCCCTTGTAGGGCGTTGACGGCCTGGATCGAGGTGGCCAGCGAGACCGGGCTCAACTCCCGCCGCTGGGAGCGTGAGCGCGACTTGACGAGCGGCTTGCGATAGAGCAGGTTAGTGTGGTAACCTCCCTCAGTCAACGACTGCCACGGCACCGGCGTGTCCACCGTCGGGGTGTAGTAAGGCGCGAAGGCCGCCGCCGCGGAGCCGCTCTTCTCGATCCACGCCAGCGTCTCCTTGGTGACCACCACGACGCGCTCCTGACGCAGCTTCGGTCCGGAGGCGATACGCACGACCACCTCAACGAGCCCCGTAGACTGAATGACAAGCTCCAACAGCACCATGCCGATCACCATGCGCTGCTTCTTCGTCCACGGCTGCCAAGCCACGCCGGTCCGCTTCATCGCTGCCATGAGGCGTTGGCGCACCGAGGCGTACCCCAAGTTTTGCCGCGTCGCGCGCTTGAGCTCGTGGTTGAACTCCTTGCGCGCCGCACGGCGGAACGCCTGGTAGCGCAGCTCGTCTTCCACCCGACTACCCAGCTGCGCGACCAACGAGTTGTACAGCCGCTCACGGGAGAGACTGTCGAGGAGGAACTGGCAGGTAACCAAGGCCACCGTGGCCGGCACAGCCTGGGTCAGAGGCACCACGTTGTCGACTCGACGGCCCTTTGCCTTGGCCTTCTTCCAATCAGTCAACGCTATCGTGACGCGACTAACGGCCTGACGCAGGAGGTTCTGGTGCGAGGGTAGGACCCCCTCGGACTGGCCTTCTACAGCGCGACGTTGACGCCTCGCGTAGCGCGCAAAGCCGAGGTCTGCCATGGCTTGCTCAAGCCGCGCCTCGTCTAAGGAGTAGTCGCTCATTGGGGCCAATCCACCGTTAGTTGGAGAGTGAGGAGATGTCCGCCGAGCTGGCCCACGTCTGGGATGAAGCCCAGGCGCGCACCAACCCGCCACAAGCTGACCTCGACCGCCGGCCCAGCCAGAGGCACGATAGAAGGCTCCTGACTTGTGTCGCTCGGGTAGAGCGAGGCACCAGCCAGGAGCCCAACGGAGAACGCAACCTCATCGCTGTAGTATACACTACGCCAAGCCCCGACGGCAAGGTAAGGCGCCATATCACCAAAACTGTTGCGGAACCCGCCAGCCTCCGCGGTCCAGCACCCCCGCTGCCACGAAACGGCCAAACCTGGGTTACGCTCCTCCAAGCCAGCCGGGTACTCGTGCCGGGAGGCGAGGGGCAGCACCAAGGCACTGGGGGCACAGCTCGCCAGGGCGACCAAGCCTACAAGCGTCGGAAGAAGTGACACGCCGCCTCAGTAGCCGCTACGCTGTTCCAATGGCGCGACACGCGGGACGGATGCGGCGCCCACGCGATCCAGTGACCGCCTACCACCAGGAACCACTCATAAGGCGGCAGCGACGCCGGGCCGAACATGAGCCGTCTAACGGCTTGACCAAGCAAGACCACATGGGTCACCCCCGGTGGGGCCTGCTCCAGCACGTCCAGTAAGCTCGTCCGGGCGGATCGCCCCGTCGGCGCCACGTCCCCTCCACCCGGCGCCGGTCCGGGCCACTGCGACAAGACGTTGCGGAGCACGAAGCGCGCTTGAAACTCCTCTGCACTCAGGCCGCACCACCATGCCAGCATGGAGCCCGTGCGCCCCGTCAAGGGTCGCTTCGGGTCCGACGTGCGCGACGGCGCTTGTCCCACGATCATTACGTGGTTCACTACTCGCACACCGTTTCCGCGTGCCCATGATACAGGCGCCGCTCGTCGTCCGGCTCGTCTATGTCGTGCGAACACACTTGACACACACCATGGTGGCACCGGAACGAGTGCGTCTCGCAGTGTAAGCCGTACTGCTGGATGACGGCGCGCATGGCCCGGATCGCAGGCGCTGTAGCGGCCGAGGTGTCGAAATACTTGAGCCAACCTACGTAGGTAGCTGCCACCTTATCCTGCTCCGGTTGCGTCAACCTCGACAGGGACCAACGCTGCTCTTGGCCCGCCATGAAACGCACGGCATGCCGCGACAGGCGCTTCTGCAAGTGCCGCGGCGTCAAGCGACCCGACCACTTGCCGCGCCTAGCCACAGAGCGGCTCCAACCTGACAACCCAGTGACCCCACTTGCGATCGGCAGCGCGGTGCGCATCGGCTACGCTGTCGGCCCACAAGAGGGTGCTAAAGTCAGGACCGGCAGGCGAATGCGCGTAAACCAGGAACGGTATCATGAGAGCCGCCCCGCTTTCTCGACCATATGTAACGCCTGCTGCAAGTCTTGCACACCCGCGTGCTGGTAGCGCATCGCGGACTGCACATCCTTGTGCCCAAGGAAGCGCATGACCACAGGTAAGGATACCCCGGAGGCCGCCAGCTTGGTGCCGAAAGTGTGGCGCAAAGCGTGCGGCACGAAGTCGCGGTCCGTAATGTTCAGCGCGACCATGGCACGGCGCCAGGCATGGTTGAGTTGACTCGACGTAACCGGGAACGGGCGACGAGCCGACGGGCTACCTAGCGCGACCATGGCGGTAGGGGTGAGCGGTACGGTGCGCACCTCCCCATTCTTGGTGTGCGTGAAGGTGACCCGGGACGTAGGTAGGTCTACATTGGTCCACGTCAAAGCCAAGGCTTCACCCACTCGACAACCCGTGTCGGCGAGGAATTGCACTAACCGGCCTAGGGTGGCGTCAGCTTGACCAATCACGCCCACCATGCTAGCGACCTCCAACTCGGTGAGCACACGCGATCGAGCTCGCGGACGCGGCAGGCGCGGAACCGGCACCTTGTCAGGCACCTTGTACCCCCGCTCTCTGGCGTAACTCAGCAGCCCGGAGAGTACGGCCGCATGTCGCGCTACCGTAGCGGGCGCGTAGAGCGTCGCCAACTCGACCAGGTAACGGCGCAAGGTCGCCCCCGCTAGAGCGCGCGATACGGTTTTCTCTGTCCCGGCCCACCTTGCGTAGGCACGCAAAGCCGCTGCGGCGTGTTCCGCAGAGGCTATATAGGCGAAGCGGGTGGCTAACGCAGCGTCAACTAGGCGCCAGATGTTCACACCTTGAGCCTCCTAAGCGCGGCCCTAGTGGCGGCACACGTGGCGGCATCCGTGGCGTCCCAAGTGGTGTCCCTAGTGGCGACCCAAGTGGTGTCCCTAGTGGCGACCCAAGTGGCGTCCCTAGTGGCGGCCCTAGTGGCGGCCCTAGTGGCGGCCCAAGTGGCGGCCTTGGTGGCAGCAAGGTTCTGTTGCTTCATCGCGGAGACCTCCTAAGCGCGACCCAAGTGGCGGCCTCAGTAGCGACCCAAGTGGCGACCCAAGTGGTGGCCCAAGTGGCGGCCCTAGTGGCGGCCTCAGTGGCGGCCCTAGTGGCGGCATCCGTGGCGGCCTCAGTGTATGTCCAAGTGGCGGCCTCAGTGGCGGCAGCAGTGGCGGCCCAAGTGGCGGTCCTAGTGGCGACCCTAGTGGCGGCAAGGTTCTGTTGCTTCATCGCGGAGACCTCCTAAGCGCGGCCTTAGTGGCGGCATCAGTGGCGGCCCAAGTGGCGGTCCTAGTGGCGAC